CTTCCGCCCTCACGCCTGGGAAGCCAGAAGTCTTCGAGCATTGCCATGTACTTTTTGTCATCACGGATCTCTCCAGTGTCAGCATTGTATACAAGTTTGTTACGATATCTCATCATAACGTCACGCAAATATTGTTCTGCCTTGACCTTTGGAAGATTACCAACGTCAATGTAGAAAATTCTACGCTCAGGAGCACGGGACAATCTGTAGATGACCAATGAATCCTCAATCATTCTAAGTTGATTGAGAGATTTGATGGCCTTATGAAGATACGAAAGAGTTGATCCTTTGTTACGGTCAACTAAACCAGATGTACAATAGGTGATTGCGTCTTTTGCAATCTTGATTCCATTACTAGCACCAGTTGCTGATGGGTTACTAGTTGGGTATTGAGATTTTGGATTATACATGAAGTACTCTTCAATCTCTGGGAAGTTATAATCCATTGGATTATCACTCTTCAGTCTTTGGAAGACGTTATTTTTATCTCCAGGCTTCTTCTTTTCTTGCCTAATGTAACGCATTTTCATTGCGTCGATGTAACGCAACTCTTGAATACCTTCCTCAGGTTTCTTCAAGTCGATGATTTTATGATAGTAAATACGACCATCAATGTACCAATTACGATAGATTTCGTGTGCTTTCTTATCGAAATCTAGAAGATCGAGGATATGTTTAAACTCATTACGGATAGTATTTTTGATGCCATCACTAGCATTAAGATTTGACAGTTCAATTTCTACAGGACTGTCATTACTGTCGGAAACAATTGCTTCATTTACAATATCTTCAATTGCACTGTCACATTCTGGATGAAGTGACATCTCACGATATCTTTTAATAAGATCAAACTCGGTGCGAAATACACCTTCAATATCGACATAAGACCCAAAAAAACCACTACTCGCGTAGTGGTCAACCCCGTCCTCATTGTTGGGAGGAACGGGGGAGACCGCTGACGGCGATAGTGGTTCTGTGTCCTCAATCGAGAACCCAAATAACTTGGACATGATTTATGTTCTAAATTTTCCTACGACTATTTATTAGCCGTTAACTGGAGGTGCTGCAGAAGCACTAACTCCAGGTGCCAGGATATTGATTGACTGTACTTGGAATTCTACAGTGAATTCTTCAATCGTATCGCTGCTATCGTAGGAAAGAGCAAGTTCAGAAACGTTTGTTGGGAAAATATCAACAAACTCATATTGTGCAAGGATGGCATTTGCACTACCTTCATTGCTCGTACTTGACGCAGTAGAACCACGTCCCAGTTGATAGACCTTAGCATTTGTCATGTAAGATCCGGGATTGGTAGTACCAAGGTTGTTATCCAACTTGGCGATCTGCTCAGTCCATTCTTCAAATGCTCTTCTCAAGTTGAACGATTCATCATTGATGATAGTAATCGTCCAGGTATCAATAGTTCTGTCTCCAGCAACCTTAAAAGTACGACCTCTGAATGGAACATCAATTGAGGCAATATTTTGAGCAGGGATTGCTGCTGCCTTACACATAAATTTAAAGTCGTCTGCATTCCATGATGCTGCAGAAACTGCTGCTGGGAGCGTTGCCAACTCAACCTCAAATAGATTGGGGCGGGCACCGCCGCCAATCAATTTGGATTTAAAGGTGGAGATTGATGTAAGGGGTCTAGAACCCGTTTGCTTTCTGTCGGCCATTAGTGTATCCTCCTAGTGTTATTTAGATAATATTATCAAACTCTACCAGCTACTTCTTCAAAACTGATCCCGGTACGGGTAGCAACGAAGGAGAGCGTGATGAAGTTGATGGACTTCGCAGGCTTCAGGAAGATATCCGCCCTGAACTCATTGTTATCAATAACATCAGGTGTGTTGTTTG